CATTAACCTTGGCAAGGTTACGCACTACCACTATGCAATATTCGCTTGGCTGGGCTGGTAGGCCTCGATCCTACGACTTGCGAATTAACAGTTCGCCACTCTACCAACTGAGTTACAGCCCAAAACCTATATTACAAAAACCATCCTGTAAGACTGGACTTAAAAATTGCCCAGTTGCGAAGAATTCTTTGCAATGTATCAACTTGTGCCTTTAACTTAACAAACTCTTCAGTCTTTCGTTCACTAAATGTAAGTATTTCTTTAGCAAGAACTGTTGGAGTTTCTGATTTACTCAATTCAGTTACAGACAATGTTGCCGATGTAGAATTTTTCATAGGCTCTTTTCGCATAGTTGGTGTACCATTTGGCCGACCAACTGTATCATTGAAAGTAAATGATTCTTGAGTTCCAGGACCGACTGTTGATTCAATAGTTGTAACAACGTTATTTTCTTCTAGAGTAGTCTGTGAAACAATTGGTTGATCATTTGTTAAAGTGAATCTTCCATCAGATTCTGTTATTGGGGTTGATCCTGGGTTTGCAAGATATCCACCCTGACTTTGATGTGTTTCAGGATTTGCTTGAACTTGTGGAACAACTCTTTGTCCCGCCCAAGTTCCAGAACCACAAACTGATGGCTGACAAACAATGATATTTGTAACTACCCCAGCATCATTTACCATAGCATAGGTTTGACAAGGATCCTCTGCTGAACATTCTCCTGCTTGTGCTGGAGCAACTGAAATAAATACTACAGATGCTGCAACCATTACTGCTGAACTTATAATTGATCTAACTTTCATTTTTTCTCCTCATATCATTAGACGTACTACATGGCAACATGGGTCACCACCGTCTTCCCATTCTTGAACTTCTTCTTCATCCATATATTCGTATCCGCCATCATGAGTGTTACAGTAAGGGTCTGAAATCCATCCCCGCTCAATACCACTTGTTAACCAGATACCAAACTCTGCATCTTCTATATCATCTTCTTTATGCATATTAAAAGTATACTCCTAAAGACTTACTACGTCAACTGGGCCCATACATGATGGACTAAACTTAATTGCAGCATTTACTGCTCCAACTACACGTTTTCTTGCATCTTTTGCTTTTTCTGTAGCATTTAAATATCCATATGCGTATTCTGCTCCAGAACCCATAGCAAGATATGGTACTGTATATTTAGATAAAGACATATCTGCAGAACTATGTTCATAAATTTGTCCACGAACTGCAATCAATAGTCCAAGGTCTCCATCTTTAGATGTATCAACCCAAAAATCATTATAAAATGCACGAAGTTGTTTAATAAATTTAGTCTGCATAAATTTATCTGTATCTTTAATATCTGGAACATAAGGATTAAAGTTATAGCGAATACGCTCACCATCCATAGCACCAGCATATCCAATTAAGTAGGGTCCTAGTTTCCAAACCTTTGGACTAGTAAGTGCTAAAATGGTACCGTCATCTGAGGCACCACGATCACCAGCCATGTATATTTTATTATTTATTTCATCACGAACGACTGCAATACAAGTCATGCAGAAACCCCTCCCAAACAGATATACTTAAGTATACCATTGCCTGGAAGGGGCTGTCAAACATGGTCAAATATGTTTAATTATGCTATCTTTGATCTTTTTCTACGTGTTTCAACTACTGCATCCTGCACTGTTTTTGCATTTTTATCTGTGGTAGAAAATGCTGCATTGATCTCATCTCTTGTGAGTCTGCCGTCATCCATAAATGCACGAGCCAACTTCTCAACAACTACGGCTACTGCGCTAAGGCCTGCTACTGTCATTGCTTTTGCTACTGATATACCTGCGATTGCACCAGCACCAATTACTGCTAATGCATTTGCTGCAAATACCGCAACGATACGCATGAGAATATTCCAAATGTTTGTGATACTGTTCATTTTTACTCCTCTCTATTTCTAATAGGACTAGTGATAATCCAAAGACCAAGGGTTGCCATAATTCCATAACCAACAATAGTCTTAGCGCTACCGTCCAAAACAACCCAGGCAATAAACATTCCAAGAAGAGTCCATGCCTGATCTACTAGGTCTTTCATTATATTCTTTACTATTCTTACCATTTTCTTCCTCCTCTTGAACCTGGTGAATTGCTGCCTGAGCCTCCACCAGAACTTCCTCCACCACCTGTACTACCACCAGTTGCTCCACCTGCTGCCACTGCTGCAGCATTTATTGCTGCTCCTGTTGCAACAACTGTTGCGACAACCATATCTGTTGCTTCTTCTCTTTCTTCCTCAGTCATATCAGCACCAATACTTCCCAGTGCTGCTAATGCTGCTCCTGGATCAGTGAATACTGCTTCTAACAGTGCTCCTGGATCTTGAACCAATTCTACATTTGCAGCAACCTCTGCTGTAATAATTAATGCATTTCCATTTTCATCTGTACGAATTTCAATTGGTGTTTCAGGTGGTAGATCTGCATATGAAACTCCAGATGCCTGGACTTGTTCTGCTGATATTGACTCTCCAGGCTTAAGATCTTCAAGCAATGCTTCAACAACAACCTCTTTTTGTTCTTCAGTTAATTCTTTACCGTCTTTTGCCTCTTCAAGTATTTCTTTTAATTCTTCAGCAGCCTCTTCTTCAGCCAACGCCTCTTCTAATTCTTTTGCCTCTGCCTCTTCCGCAATTCTTTCTTCTTCTGCAAGGGCTTCAGCCTCTGCCTCTGCTTTTGCCTTTGCAATGGCCTCTTCTTCTGCTGCTATACGCTCAGCCTCTGCCTCTTCTTCTGCAATGATTCTTTCTTCTTCCGCTATGCGCTCTGCTTCTATGCGCTCAGCCTCTGCTTTTGCTTCTGCTTCTGCTTTTTCTTCTGCTGCTTTAATTTCTGCTGCAATACGATCTGCTTCTTCTTGGGCTTCTATCTCTGCCTGAATTCTTTCTGCTTCAATCTCGGCTTCTATACGATCAGCCTCTGCTTGGGCCTCTGCTTCTGCTTTAATTCTTTCTGCTTCTTGTGCTGCTTGAAGTGCTGCAATTCTTTCAGCCTCCGCTTGGGCTGCTGCTGCCTGGGCTGCAATCAATGCTGCTGTCTCTGCCTGTATTCTTGCTGCTTCTGCTGCTTGTGCCGCTGCTTGCGCTGCAGTTGTTGCTGCAATTTCTTGTTCAGTTGGTCCAGTTGGCGTTGTCACTGTTGATGTTTCGCTGGGCGAAGGCGTTGTCACTGTTGTTGTTTCAGGCGTAGGAGATGTTACAGTTGTTGTTTCAGGTGTTGGTGTTGTTACAGTTGTTGTTTCAGAGGGACTGGGTGTAGGAGAAGGTGAAGGTTCTGGAGCAGGTGCTACATATGTAGAACCAGTAACAACATTTGAATTTTCAGAGTAAAGAGCAAATGTATCATTGTCGGATCTGATATGAAATGACCAGATGGTTCCTGCTGGCATAAGTCCATTTAGCAAGGAATGATCAATTGTAATTGTTGTATTTAAAGAATTTGGTCCGCCAACATTTCCAGTAGCAATTCCCCAACCATTACATCCAGAACAATTAAAACTTATTGCATATCTTTCTGGTTGTGTGTTACCAGTGTCGGGTGCTTCCCAGTTTAATATTGTTGAGGTTTCTCCACTAATTATTGTTAAATTTCTTGGAGGTCCTATTGTTTTTACTACTGGTGCTGCTTGTGATGTAAATGCTTCTGCTGGGATGATCTGCATTGATCCAGATTGATTCCAGTAAAGTTTTACATTTGCTCCCCCGCCATTTTCATAATACATTAATTCTATTGTTTTAGGTACTCCCGCTGTAAAAGATATTGGATCAGTTGTAGTTCCTCCGCCACCTTTGTCAACCCAGTCATTTGCTACTAAAACTCCATCAATGTATAGTTTTGTGCCGTCATCTGCTGTTGCTAAAAATGATATGTCTTGAGTAGAATCGCTTCTAATTGACCCAGTAAATCGTACGATAACATCCTCTGATGGTCCACCTAAGACACTGCCAAGACCCCACTGAAAGTCAATGTTGGGTACATTAGCAGTGACTACTGGAGAGGCTCCTTGGGGTATGTAGGGAGAAGCATTTTGTCCCAGCACATTATAAACCTGAGCAGTCAAACCTTCTGCTGCGTGGGCTTTATCAATTATTAAAAGCAGGGGAAGTAGAGCAAGCGATAAGACCAATGCTACTCTCAATAACTTTTTAATATTTAACTCCTTATAGTCGTAGTGGTGATATGACTATTAAGCCTATTATATCATTTTATAGAAACAAAAAGAGGGCTAACACTTGGTTAGCCCCCTGATTGCTGGATTAGGTTACTTCTTTAGAAGTGCTACCTTAGCCTTTGGATTCTTCTTATTCCACTTTGTAGCAAGTGCATTGTACTGCTTTACATAAGCAGCACGGTCAGCAATAGCCTTTGCATCAGCAGCAGCCTTAGCAGCAATTGCTTCAGCCTTTACTGCCTCAAACATTGTTTGGATAGCATTTACCTGTGCAATTAGTGCGTTTAGCGTAGCATTAGTTGTAGCAGAACCTGTTACAACATTTGCTGTAGCAGATACCTCTACCTGAGAAGCAATTGGAAGTGATGCTCCACCCTTAGCGGTTACCTTAATAGCAACATCTGTAAGTGGCATATAGACCTTATAAGTCTTAACGCCATTAACATCTGTTGTTACTGATACTGCTGTAAGTGAGTCACTTGCTGCACCAAATGCATATGATGAAACAAGTCCACCTGTTGCAAATAGATTAGCATGTGTCTTGCCTGAAAGTACAAGTCCCTTAGCATCTACAGGAGTTACTGTAATTGTTGCTAGTTCGCCAGCAGCGTATACATCTTTATCAAAAGCAATCTTGATTGATGCAACAGATCCTTCAACACGTACAGATGCAGTGTTTGAAACTACCGCTCCAGTTGCTGTGGCTGTTGATCCCGTAGACACCTTAATACCTGCTGTTCCTGTTGCTACACCTGTAAGAGTAGCCTTTGCTACACCGTCAACAATTGTGACTGGTGTATAAGCATTGCTAACTACTGATGCTGAATCAGAAATCACATAGAGCGTACCATTTCCAACAGGAATTCCTGCTGCATCGTATGCAACTGCAACGACTGCTTCAGAGTTTGATCCTACTGCAAGAGCAGACTTAACTGTTGTTGTTGTAATAGATGCAACATCTCCGTAAAATGTAATCTTCTCAACAGCAAGGATTACTCCTGATGCTGATGTAATTGTTACAGTTCCTACTCCTGAAGTGTTGTCCGAAAACACACCAATGTACTGACCATTAGCAACTGTAAGTGCACGACCCTGTGCAGTAATTGTTGCATGATTTGAACCAGTTCCGATCAAGCCTGAACCTGAGACAATTGCTGTCATTGACTCAGATGCCGATGCGCCTGCTGCGTTCTTCTGATTTACAACAATAACTGCTACTGCATCAGAAGCGGTTGCCTTTGGAGCAAATACTTCTACATCTGCTGTTGCTGAAATTGTCTCACCCTTATTAATAATGGATGTTGATGTTCCTGCTGAAGCCTTAGTATCTGGGGCAGTCACGACAACTGTCCATACTACCGCTGCTGAGTTTACAAACCCAGTTGAGCCTGTCTTCAATGAAGGCGTAAACTTATATACATAAGTACCAGCAATGCTTGGAGCATCTACTGTAGCCTTGATCTTTGCAGTTACATAAGTTGCTGTGTTTGCTGTAGAAGCAATATCAGCAGAATAATTACCAGAGCCAAGCGCTACAACTGCACTAGATGTTTCCTGTACTGAGAGTGTTGCAAGTGATGCAGACCCTACAGGAAGACTAGTAACAGATGAAGTCACAGTGACTGTATCTGATGTTGACTGTGCCAAGAACGAAACAGTTACTACTGCTGTTGCAGACTCTCCAGTAAATACAGCATCTGACGCTGTATCAATTGAGATTGTGTCTGCGTTTACGGCAGCCTGTGACGGCATGGCAGAAAGGGTTGCAAAAGACATGGCTGCAGCCGTGACTAATGCGATTTTCTTAAATGAATTCATCTTTCTCCTTGTTTTGTATATCTGATTATTTAATCAGAATTCTTATAGTAAGTTTAATCTGTCTAAGTAATCACGAACATCGTCCGTCATTGGCTTAGGTTCTAATTCTACCATATCTTGCTGTTCCCTTGCAAATCGAGTTGCAGAGGTAGACCAAGTATGAATATCTATCTCTATATTAGGATTCTTCGGAGTATGGGAGAGTGCACCAAATACCGCACCTGTTACAGCATCTGACAAGTCTTTAGATTTTTTACGTGGGTGATCTACTTTTTTGTCATTAATAATTTTAAGTTCAGACATTTCATCAAGTAGCAAAGGTATATACGGCATAGCAACACGCTCCTCATAAATCATCATTGCAAGATCTTCGTAATGTTTTTTACCAACAGAAACAGTATCAGTTCTTATTCCTACAGACTGCAGTTCTTGCTGAATATCAAAAGATTGCCAGCGGTCAAATGTAACCATTCCAATATTAAAACCTTGTCTACGAAGATTTTGAATCCATTGTTTTACATCTGAAAGATTTACTGGACCTTCAACCTTTGGCTCCCACCATACAACAGCATCTACAATAATTATAGGGGCAACCTGTTCGTAGTCTTTAACAACCTGTAAGTTAACCCATTTATCAACATGTGCAATTGCAACAGCACACTTATCGTGTTTTTGTGCAAGGTCAGCGTGAACAAAATATACTTTGTCTGGATCTGGTTTAAATGATTCATCAAACCTTTTACTATTATCAATTGGATTTCTAAGTGTCATACATTTTTCAAGTTTATCTTTTTGTTTAAAGAACGCATCAGAAGCAAAGGTTGGTACACAGGCAAAGCGTTGCATAGCGTCACCCATATCTGTAAAGAATGCAAGTCTAAAATCATCTATCTTACGAGTAGGGTTTACTACCCATGTAGGTCTCTTTAGTGCAAATACTCCTGGATACTTGTAAGATGTGATTTGATCTTCATCCCAGGAAATTTCTAAATAGTTGCCTTCAAGATCATCTGGAAAATCTGGGTTCATTATAAATTTATGACTATATGTTATGACTTCTTTTTCCATAATTGCTGATTCATATTTTTGTGAAATGAAGTCCCCTGGAAAACGTGGAAATGAAAGTAGTGCAACCTTGCCAAGATCAGGAAAGCGAGAGTCTACAGAAGCACGAAATGCTTTGTATATGTTATCGGCAGTCTTTCCTTGGTCATTACCAGTACCAACTTCATTTGCAAAACCAGAAATCTCATCAAGTACTGCTAATATAAGGTTAAGTCCTTCATGTGATTCACGTTCTGAGTGTCCAGAATAAACCGTAATACCTTTATCAAATTCAATGCTTTCGGCTTTTGCATTATACTTTCCTGCAAACCATTCAGATTTTTCAATCTTGGTTTTAAAACCTTTAAAGAAAACATTTTTTGCTTGCTGGGCGTTGATAGCAACGTTAATAATGTCAATAGCATCTCCAGAAGGCTTTCCAAAGTATCTTGCTGGATCTTTTAAGCACAGAAGTTTGTATACAATATATGCACATGCTACTGTAGATGTAAAGTCTTTTCCAGATCCCTTGCCAAGTTGTAAGATAATTTCGTTCTTTGTATATTTTTTATAATATTTTGTTCCTTTTTCTGGCCCAAGTATATCTATAACATCTTCAATTCTATATATCTGGCTCATTGCCTCAACAATGTCATACTGAACATCAGACAGTGGTGGTTGTGCCAAGTACTCTTCGCCTTCAACAAATGTTTTAGCGTCTACAGGCATTTCTTCAAAGTTATTGTTTTTTAATACTTCTAAAAACCCATTGAACATCGTGGACAACTGTAATCACTTCTCCATCTTTTGCAATAGCAGAAAGCCTATGCATAATTAGGTCACGTATTTCTGGATGAGATGATGCAATATCACGAAGAATTCCAACAAGAACCTCTTGTCTTTTTTCAATCTCGACCATTTCCTCTGCAAGTTCTTTGTTCTCAAGAAGTCCTGCTTTTTGAAGCATGTCAATTCTTTTAGACTCAATGTCCATAACAAGTTTAATTGCTGAGGTCTTAGCACTAAGATTATTAGTCATAGATGCTTCATCAATAACTTCATATGATTTTAAAATAAGTTTACTGTAGTGTGCATCTGCACCAGCAAGTGCATCCTTGGCACGTGCACGAATTGCTGTATTATTAGAAGTTTTTTCTTTCCACTCATCAATATATGCAACAACTCTAGTTCTTGGAATTGCTAACTCTTTTGAAATTTGAGTTGGATCACTACCTTTTAGGTATTCTCCAACAACATCATTCATAACATCAAGATGCTTAATTAACTCTTCTTCAGTTGACATACTTACCCTCTAGTCTATTAATCTCATCTTTTATATAAAATATTGCCTTTTCAAGATCTTGAATAGTTTTGGATTCATCTTTAAGTCCTGCTCTCCAGAGATACTTAAAAGCATTGCCAATATTGAAATTACGATGACGAGTAATTTGTATGCACTCAACTCCAGATGGGTCTGTTGTGTAATGTTGTGGGTGGTTTACTTGATCAACTGTAATTGTCAGATTTTCACTCATCATCTTCCTCCCAATCAAATGCTTCTGGTAAAACCTTTAGTGTAGAAATAGCAAATGAAAATCCTACCATACCTATAACGGCTGTGGCTATTAAAATCTTTTCAAACTTTTTCATCGCTTTGATTTCCTTAGTCCAAATTTAGCAAGATATACATAGATAGTTTCGACGCTTGTGCCGCACTCTTTTGCAATGTCTTGTGGAGTCTTTTTATCCATAAGAAATCTCTTACGAAGCCAAGCCTCACTTGTATATAGTTTAGCAGCCATAGTGTTATTTGTCAACCTGTTTTTCATTAATGTCATAATTAAATCTATCAGAGTTTTCCATTATCCACTTATCTTGATTTTCAACATCATATTTTCTTTCATTAATTATTCTATCTATTAGGTATTCTTTTTCAAGGGTAAATGATGGTTCATAGACACGGACCCTATTGTTAGGCTGGATAGCAAAGTTTCCATCATCTCTCTGAATAACATGACCACACTTGTGATCTGCGGGACTTTCCGAGTATCCATCATCTAAAACATTTGTATCTGGGTTATGCCAATCTAAGGTAAATAGGTATGTCCCCTTGTGCATTGTTTTAGTTCTGTCGATATACGACATTCGAAGGTTTGTTAGGTTTTCAAATTGAGTTACAGATATATGATGACTAAAGGAATTCCATAAAACTAAATTATGAAGATCAACTTCTGGTATTCCTGGCTCAGTACAGAATGCAGAAATTGGAAGTCTCCACCAAAGCCCACCATCTGGCATCATAATGTGAAACAATGGGCTTCTAGACTTTAAACTTGAAACACCAAAAACGACACATTCAAAATATTTATCATGACTATCTAGATGGTTTCTTAAATAGTTTCCTCTTACATAACAGTTTATTGGTGGTATGTTTGCATTTAACTCTGGCATTATATGTTTTCTCTTTCTACTATTTTTAATTTATCCCAGTAACCGTTTTTGTTTCCTTGATACATCTGACCAGTCTCTCTATCTATTAAGATCCACTTTGTAGGAGCAAGAGTTTTTACGGTAAGTGTAACATCTGAAACTTCTTCTTTAAAATTAAATGGTTTTCTTTCCATTATTCAACTCCTATTGCTTTTCCCCAATTATACATAGCCCAGTGCCCGATTCCACAAGCATCTGCAACGTCATTATCATCTATAGTTTTATCATAAAGAGTATTAATAAACTTGATTGTTCTCTCTTTACGAAGCATTCTTTCATATGCTTTATTCCAAGACACAGATTTTCCAGGATTTTGTGAACGTATAAACAATTGTTCATCTTTAGATATTTTTTTATTTCCAATATAGTTTTGCCAAGTGATCGGAGAAACCTTGCCTATTATTTTAGTTCCAGACTGTCCTGCAGATCCTAAAATTGCTCCTTGAACTAGAGCAAGGTCTGCAGCAGTTTTTGGAGAATTCATAAAAACAGTATGCTCAATAACTATTGCTTCAAACCCATTGTAAAGATCAAAGAAGGCTTTTACCTTTTTTCCAGCATCCATTACTTTTTCATACGTATCTTTACCTTCAAAATAAATCTTTCCAACAACTCCCAAAGTTTGTTGCTTAGTGTCAAATAAAGCAAAGGCAAGGCTATTAGTACTTGCATCAATTGAGCAAATAGTATCTGGTGCCAACTCTAGCCCCCACTTATTCTTGCTCATAGTCAATAAAACCTTTCAATTCTTTTAACATTTTGTCAACTTCTTTTTTACTAATATTACAATTAGAACAAAATCCAGAGTCGTTATAGATTGAAAGATCAACACCACAACCGCCTAAACATTTTCTAATTTTGCCTAATCTTTTTTGTCTACGAGTAATTTGATATCGTTCTGCAATTTTTTCTCTTGTTGCTTCATCTCTACATAGTTCACTGCAGTAAATTTGATAAGACACTTTTGGTGTGAAGTATAAATCACATTTATTACAAAGTTTCAACTAACTTCTCCATTGATTTAATCTTAATTGTTCCATCTCCAGCATCTGCACATGCTTTCTGAATTGGACAAGTCTTACAAATCTTTGAGTTAGAGCGATAGTTCTTTGTTGGAAGAGTTTTATTAACCCAGGCCTGACGTACTTCACGCATCCACTGAAAAGCATTATCAACCCATTGACGATAGTTGTCATCAACCTCTACTGGAAGAATAAGAAGTTCGTGATTGTTTTTATTTTCATAAATAAGAACACCCTTTTTCTTTCCTAAAATTTTCATATAAATAAGTAACTGTATGAGATGGCCTGTCTTTGGCTTCATTGAATTCTTACGATATTCAAATCCCTCATTTAGCATTGTCTTGATTTCTCCTACGATTTCTTCACCTTCCCAATCAAGCATTACGTCACCGTAACCAAAGATTGGAGGATCGTCATAGCGAATCTTAAATTCAGTTGTGGGATTGCCTTCATCATCTTTATAAATTTTAACAATACCAGCACCTATCATTGCATCCTGAATACGAGCATGTGAAAGAGTTCCTGCAGTCATATTAGCAGCACCATAAGCATCTGCGTTATCTTCAAATGTCTGTCCTTCAAATGCCAAATACCAATATCTTGGACATTCTCCATGCGAGTACGCAATAGTAGAAGGAGCAAACGTCTTCTTTGTTGTAAATTTTGGACCACGATTGACCACATAGCCAGAACGTATCTTTTCAATTAAAGCATCTGAATCTAAGATATTATTTTTCCTAGAAACACTCTTTATCATCACTTCATGTAGCAAATTCTTTGTCATTATATTCCTTTGTTTTATATAAGTATACCAGGTTAGCGCATGATGTATTTAAGTGCTGATACCAAGTTGTTTACTGCTTCTGCTGCTGTGTAATATATGTTTTTCTTTGCCCGATTATTTTTGTCAACATTTGCCATCCAAGTAGCCTTTAAGGCCAACTTTCCTGCAATTGCCTGAAGTCTAACAATTTCAATTGCTGCAACTGGCATAGGAATATCTGGTTTAATAATTAACTTAGCAATCATTGTTAATGCCATGGTTAGTTCTTCATCTTCCATAAACTCAGCAATCTCTGCCAAACCATTAACCATATCTAGTGTTGTTTGTTGTGGACCTGTTTCAGTCATATTACTCCCCCTCTACTAACTGTTCTAGCATATCTAATTCAATTATAGCAAGCCTAACCTTCTGTGTACCCTCGCCAAGAACAATAATCAAGGCTGGATCCATACTCTTCTTAAGTGCATCAGTGACAACCTTGGCCCATACGTCTTGGTTTAAAGTAAATGACTTTGAGCATTCTTTAAAGTCAATAACAAAGTTATTCCATGAAGCATCACCTTTGGTGTTATTTCTACCAGAGTTTTTATGCTGCTTGGCTCCCAATCTTTTTGATTCTGATCTTTCACTCACTTTTAAAATCTGCCTTCTTTTTCTTTTGAGGTAGAAGATTAACTTTAGATATATGCTTGCTGCTGCACATCCAAGTTGCATCTCCGCTTTCAGGCCAAAGCCTTAAAGACAAAACCTCTTCTTGACATTTCTTACATGGAAATTTACCTGAAAATATTTTAAAATCAGCCATCAGATAGTTTCTTTTTTAATGATTCTTGTAATGTAAGATCTTCTTTCACACGTGCAATAAAACCATCACGACCTTGGACTTTTGTGCCATCATCAAGTTGATACCATGCACCTGTGCGATTTACTAGACCAGCAGACTCTGCAGTATCAACTAAATCACCAATAGAGTCTATGCCAACTTCGTCACCTCTAAAATAAAAATCATATTCGCCTGATTGAAAACCTGGAGAAGTTTTAGAGAACTGCAGTTCCCAACGAATCTTTCTTCCAACCTTTTCTTCAATCAACTTATCACCAATCTTGATCTTGCCTTTTATTGCCTGGTTGTCTGATTCTGATGAGAACAGTTTGATAACTGTTGACGAATAAAACTTTGTAGCCTGCCCACCTGTTGGTTGCTGACTTGTATACATTGCGCTAATATTATTTCTTGATTGAGAAATAAGAACAAATAGAGTTGGCTTAACTTTGTTGTTAGCATAGTTAATCATCTTCCATGCATTACTAAAGTCTCTTGACTCTGCACCAATCTGTTTTGTATTTTCTAATTGCCTAAGTTCATCTGAATCTTTTTCAAAATAAATTGCTGGAAGCAAAGATGTAATTGAATCAACAACAACAATATCAACACCAGCATTAATCAAGTTTGTTCCAACATCAACCATCTCATTAATTGTACGTGCTTGAGAGTAAATTAATTTAGATGAATCTACGCCAAGTCGCTCTGCCCAAACTTTATCATATGACATTTCTGCATCAATCCATGCACATATCTTGCCTTCCTTCTGTGCTAGACCTATCATCTGAAGGCATAGAGAGGACTTTGCAGAAGACTTTGAGCCCCAAACCAATACTTGTCTACCATAAGGTAATCCGCCTGCTAGAGCACGGTTTAAACCAAAACTGGGTGTTTCTGCATATTCTGTTGGAGGAACTGAGTCTCCAATCATAATAGTCTTACGCAACTTAGGGTTAAGTTGTGCTAGCACTTCTTCCATAGTTACAGCCATTAGAATCGTACCCCGTGTTTTTCTGCACGAGTCTTATTAAACTCTACCTTATCTTTAAGTGCATGATCAAGAGATAGGCGTGTATAGCCAGCATCTACTACACCAGCATATAAATCCAGTGTACGAATAATAATATCTGCAAACTCTGCTGTGATTTCTTCTTCGCCCTTATCTTTACGAATTGCTTCCATAACCTCAGTTACTTCGGACACAATCATCATTAATTGTTTTGCAATAAAGATATCATCTACGGCATCTGGCTCTGGCCAAAAACCTTTCTCAATTGCGTTCTTGTGTAGTTCTACTGCCATGCTATCAAGCATTTATATCCTCCAGTGTTATTGTTCCATCTTTTGTTTTGCCAAAACTAAATTTATATGATTTGCCTTCTTCAATGTGCATATATGCTTTTGAGAATGCTGTAGGAAATACTGTAATTGGATGCAGGTCTCTACTTGTATCTGCAAGAGTAAGAGTTGCCATCTTCTTGCCTGCTTTAGTAATCCTAGGTTTAAATGATACCACGTACATTTCTTCATCTTTATATGGCAGTTGTCTATAACTTAAAAATTTTACAAGAGCATTATCTGAACCTTTTATTTCATCAACAGGTATTGCAGAAACAATTCTGTTGTCTGTTGCAAGAAGTAAATAAGTTTTTCCAGTTTCAATTGTTGTCTGTTCTTCATCAAATATACCAATACTACCAGTCTTATCAAGAACCTCAACTCTAGACCAACCAGTACCACGCTTAATGGCTTTAACCATACCAAGAAGTATGAACGATCCTTTTTCTTCAAAACTTTCTGTATCACTAATAAATGCATAGTAGTGTGAAGGAATAGTAATATTAAATTCTGGAAGATTTAGATATTCGTAAAGATGCTCTTTAATCTCATCATCATTACGTGGATGGTCTGCAAAAGTTGCTGCACCAATTACCCTTAATGCTTGTAGGGCACGAGAGTTTACTCCGTTTCCTTTTGTAAATGTAAACTCTTCGAGTTCTCTATAGGACTTAAAAGGCCGTGCTGCAATATATCTTTCTGCAATCGTGTCAGATATGAACTTGATAGCACTGAGTCCAAACCGAATACCCTTACCCTCAATTTTAAAATCTTTATCCGAATCGTTAATGTGAGGGAGTTTAATGCTAATTCCCATTCTTTTCGCTTCAATTAAATACTCCGTTCTTCCATCTTTATCTTTTTCATTTTTTAAAAGAGCAAACATAAATTCTAATGGATAGTGGTATTTGAGCCACGCTGTCCAATACGAGAGAGTGCTGTAAGCAACGGCATGCGACTTGTTGAACGAATACCCAGCATGCGCTTCAAAATCATGCCAAAGATCCAAAGCATCATTAGGGGCGATATACTTACTAGCACCACTAATAAAACGATCTTGGAACTCATTAAACTCTTTAGCATCTTTTTTCTTGCCAATGATTTTTCTAACTTTATCTGCTTCCGACATGGACATACCTCCAAGTTGTACGCATGCCTGCATAACTTGTTCTTGGTAAAGAATGCAACCATAAGTATCCTCCGTAAATGGTTTTAAAATTTGGTGAAGATAATTAATGTTTTGACGACCATGCTTACGATCAATATAATCTTTACCAATTGTATTTGCAGCACCTGGGCGAACCAAAGCATTTGATGCTGCAAGTTCATCAAGGTTCTTGACTCCCATTTTAATTAATAGGTTTGTGTATGGTGTTGCTTCGCACTGAAATACACCCTTGGTGTATCCACTAGATAACATTTCATAAACATCCTTATCTTCCATATCAATTGAAAGTAAATCAATGTCTACATAATGATTTTCTTTAACCATGTCAATGGTATCTTTAAGTACACTAAGAGTTTTAAGACCAAGAGCATCAATCTTAATTAAACCAATTCGTTCAGCCTCTTCCATATCAACACCAACAACAGGAATACGTTCATCACTACCAGTAGAAGATCTTGTTTCCATTGGAGCATGTCTAAATATTGGTTCTTTTGCAGTAACTACCCCAGCAGCATGAATACCAGTACCACGGATACGTCCACGAAGTTGTTCACCATATACCTCTACCTCTGGATATTTATCACGAAACTCTCTTGTTGATTTTGAACTACAAAAATCATCCCAAGTGTCTACGGTCTTCAAAACCTTGTTTACATCCGATAAAGGAATGTTTAATACTCTTGCAACGTCACGAACAATACCTTTTCCTGTAAACTCTAAAAATGTAGCAATTGATGCTACGTGTCGATACTGTCTAACCAGATAGTCTTTTACTTCTTCACGGCGAGTATCTTGAATATCTGTATCAATATCGGGAAAGTCATTTCGATCTGGATTAATAAAACGAAAGAACAGTAGTCCATGTTTAATTGGATCAATGTCTGTAATTCTAAGTGCGTAGCATACAAGTGAACCTGCAGCAGATCCACGACCTGGACCAACAAGGATTCCCTCTTTCTTTGCCCAACCAATCATGTTTTGCACAACAAGGAAATATGGACCAAAGTTTTTGTTTTTAATAATTTCTAATTCTTCATCAAGCCGATCTAGGTATTCTTGATTGCCTTCCAAACCACGACTCTTCAAACCTTCTAAAGCCAGAGCCTTAAGTTCTTTGTCTGGGTTCTTATATTGTACTGGCAAAAGGTTTAAGCCATCTTTAATGTCATAGTCTTCTATCTTATCTGCAATGGCTATAGAGTTAATATACATATCTTCTCTTACAATACCCTGGGATTCCATAGCAAACTTCATCTCATCGTATGAAAGAAGGTGAATGTCAAACTTATTAAAAGACATTTGACGGTCTTCACCATACAAATAGTCTAGGCGGCTCATCATGCTATCTTGCTTCTTTGACTTGTCATAGGTAGTATCTTTTTGTACTTTGGCATGAGAGTTCATAAGTAACTTAAACTCTTGAATTTCTTTTTGTGATTCATCAACGTGATGACAGTCTGGCGTTACGACTGTTTGAATTTTAAATTCATCTGCAAGTTCTGCAAGTTGCTTGTTAACTTCTGCACCATTATGTGGCATAAGTTCCATATAAAAATCATCTGCAAAGACACGCTTAAACCATTCAATGTGTTTCTTTGCTTGAGCATACTCTCCATGCTCTAGCGCTTTAGCAATGATACCGCTTAGGCATCCAGATAAAACAATAATTCCTTCGCTATACTTTTCAAGAACTTCAAAGTCAAAACGTGGCTTATTAAAATATCCTTCAGTCCAAGCGATCTCATTAATCTTGTTTAGATTCTCTAAACCAAGTTGGTTCTTAGCGAGAAGGATAATGTGGTTATAGACCATATCAGTTGGCTCAGTGCGTTCTGCCTTTGCCCTCTTGTCAAATCTATCAGCACAAAAATATCCTTCTACGCCAAGAATAGGCTTTACACCTTTTGCTTTTGCAATTCGGTACAGTTCCCGATGCCCAGATAAGGTTCCGTGATCTGTGATAGCCAATGCTGGCATACCAAGTTCAACTGCTCGGTCAATA